AGAAGTAATCCAAGATTTACCAACACCTCTGAAGGCTTGGATAATAAGTCTCTTAGGCCCTCCTTGGAGATACTCAGCGATGTCATATTGTATAGGAGTAGGAGGAGGTAAAGCAAGGTGCTTCCAAGCAATATAAAGAAAATTACGGAAGTCACTTTTAATTTGGTCTAGCTGGTTTACTTGGGGTTTCATCAAAAGGTAACTCCTCTACTAGTCCTTTTATGTCTTCATTATTAGCACCAAGACACTCAATATTATTGTCTCGTAGAAATTGCCTTGCAACATTAAGGACTGATGCAGGAGCTGATATTTGTTCAATAGTGCCATCTTTAGATACCGTAGTTACACCGTTAAGAAGTTGATCTTTAAGTGTTCTAGCGATAATCCCATGTAGATCACCAAGGTCTTTAACAGTTCCATTACTCATTTTTTACATACCTCACTATAGAGATCATTATTTCTAGCTACTTTAGCTATATCTTTTACTACTACACCAGGTGGACTATTCTTAGTTATCCACTCTTTAGTCTCAGCACTAAACTCTACTGGCTCATACCACAGACATTCTTTAGAGTAGTATGAGTCAGCATTGTATAGTCCTAACCCAAAGTTAGCTGTAGGTGCAATCATTTCTGGCAGTACACTACACCCCGTTAAGAACGTCAGGTAAACCAGTACGATCTTTAACTTCAGCTTTTGCTTTGTCAAGTTCATCTTCTACTTCTTGTAATGCAGCCATCCCTTTAGGATGATTGACGTTATTAAATATGTTACCAGCTAACCAGTTAAAGATAGGCCAGAGTTTACCTAAGACAGGTATCTTGTTAACAAACCTGTCAGGCATAGCTCCAGTTAAAGCTGTAAACATCAATACTATTTCTCCTGCTATCTGAAACCACCCTTGATTCATAAACGCTTCCATTGTATTACTCCTAATTAGGTGTGCAGATATAATATGCTAAACACCATCCTACTATTACCATTGCTGCCATAGTCCAAGGAAACCTATTTAGTACGTCCATATTAGTCACAATTTTTATCCATTATATGCACATTAATAATTAGAGATAAAGGTATAGACCCATACCCCTTGTATTTTCCTGTCTCACTCATATCTTTATTATAGCCTATAACTAGATGATCATTAGATACACCCATAAGAAAACCACAGGACTCATAGACAGCCCTTTGTATATCTAAGTCAGTTATAGTAGCTTCTTCTGCATTATCATAAGGATCAAACCATTCTACTAACATTAACCGATTTAAATTATCTTTAGAAGTAATTATATCATTAATCAGTTTATTATTAGTCTTACGGCTAGTCATTTTTAGTTTCCAATAAATGTTTAAGAATTATCTTTAAGTCTGTCCTAATGGGTACTAGTTGAGACTCTAAGTATGCACGATCTACATTTTTAGATTCAAGTCTATCTATACGTTCATGAGCTAAGTCAATAGACTTGAATAACCTTTTGAAAATCCATAATCCTACTGCAAGTAGACCACTTGTAATAGCTAGATATATTTCATTAATTTTGTCCACTTACTTTCCCTTTTTTGGAGGATTAGGATCATCTTTGTTAACAATGCGTACATCTGTTACTTTATCTTCTTTAGATCGTTCCAACTCATTAGCTCTAGTATGTAGAGCAGCAATATCAGTTTTATATTCTTGTCTAGGTACAGTAGTATATTGTAACTCGTCTATCCTTCTGTCAGTCTCATGTATCAAATTAGAATGTTTACCTACAGCTGAGTTATCTGCTTTTTCCTTTTCAAGAGCATCCACTTTAGCTGTAATACGGTTAATAAAGAACCAACCTATAGCTACAAATAAAGCCCATGCTGACTCTAGTATTTTTTCCATTATTTCAAAAAGTGCTCCAAAGTAAACTCTTTGTAGGTTGTAGGTTTTCTTTCTCCATCCATTAAACTAAGATATATTAGGACACTTATTAAACCTGAAATTAAAATAATTACAATAAAGTTTAGTATTATTTTCATTTAGTATCATTTAGTGAGCACCCATTATCCATAAATAAAATCCGTATCCCATAAATAAAAGTGATAATATAATAGCTATATTTCTCATTTTACCATTTCCCACCAATTGTCAACAGCAGTTTCCACTTCGGCATTAGTCAGATCTTTATCTGCGTCAGGCTCACGCATAGGGTACTTTGCGTGGATCGCAAGCTGTCTAGTTTTGAGTTCTGCTACAGTTAATTTTGTAACTGTATCTGGAATGTAATATTCATTAGGGTCTGATGCTACTCCCACCAATGTATAATCATCAGGGTTGCCCCAATACCCACCGTCCTTGATCCAAGGAGGGCAAAGCATCCCCTTTGCACTTGCGTGAAGTTTGTATTCAAGTATCTGCATAATATTAGTCCTGATAGGTAAAATTCATATTCATGTTTGCATCAAAGCCTAGCCATTCTGCTTGCTGGTTGATTGCTCCTTGGTATTTCTCCGCAATAGCATCTAAAAATCTGTGGAGCATAGAAGTATCTCCAATTCCACTTTTGCTTTCTTGTTCAATAAAAGCGAGTATCTCTCTGTATATAGCACTTGTACTTAGACCTGATTGCTCCAAGTATTCAGAATTACCAGCCTTAATCTTTCCGCACTCTTTAACATCTCTGATAGCTTGCATGACCGCACGTTTGATATGGGCTTGCACTTGTGCTTTCTCAAATTCTTCTTCTGTAATGTCACCCAGTTTTTCTTTTAGTTGATCGTGCATTTGAGCAAGAGTCTCACATTCTTTCATAGCACCTTCCATTTTAACCAGCCCATCTTTTACCTGACTTTCTAGTTCTGCACTTTCAATTTCCAACAATAATTTCTTATTTTCATCTTCTTCCTTTAGCATTTCGGCACGTTTAATCTTTATCTCAGCAAGCTTCTTCATATAGCCGAACTTAGCCTCAGACATAGCCATTCGCTTACGGTTCATCTCTGCACTTATTTGTCTCATACGGAGCCAACCATCTGCATTAGAACAAGTCAAGAACTTCAACATATGTTGACTTCTTGATCTATCCCATATGCGCTCGGTATACTGGACTTTCTCTATGGCTTTCTCTGCATTCTCTAGGTTGGCAAGAAATGTTTTGCCACCATAAGACTTTTGAGTTGAGATACCATTTAAACTTTTTAAAATTAAATTACTCATAAACTCTTTTTTTTATTCCTTTTTAACTTTGGCTACCTGCTGGTAAACTTCTATTCACTGTCAAATCGGCCCAATCCACTGAATTACCATCTGAGGAATGACTATATCTTTCAATCCGGTTTGCGGTGCTACGCCCACCACAAAGGTAACCATAATCTGTAGCTGAAATACCGACCATCAGATCACTACCTTCTACCATATCACCAACATCTGTAGCGTTTCCATCACTAGCAAACGCAAATTTTTCAATATTATTTGCCCCCGGATAACCACCAGAATTATATCCATATGTTTCTGATGAGGTTCCATGCGTATCTCTTCTACTTGTTACAAGATCGCCTACATCTGTAGCATTCCCATCTGAGGAAAAACTCCATTTTTGAATAACATTATTACTTGGATAACCACCTGCAGCATACCCATACGTTTCTGATGAATTACCACCAACATACCAGATACTATTAGTCAAATCGCCCACATCAGTTGAATTAGCGTTTGATGCACTTGCACACTTGTCAATTACATTGTCGCTCGAGCCATCTCCCCCAGCACAATAAATATGAGTTGTCATAGATGCCTCTGCGGCAGCGTGTCTTCCAACGGAAAGATCACCGTGATCTGAAGAATCTGCACTAGACGCAAATGAAAATTTTTCTATAACATTTCCACCAGTATCATAACCTTGAGTAAAACCATGCGTGGTTGATTTTCCACCAGTCGGAGAACTTCTCGATGCCGTTAAATCACCTACGTCCGTAGCATCCGCTTGTGAAGTTAAACTAAACCTGTCAATCACATCAGTACCACCACCTGCTACATAACCAAATGCCGAACCTTGATAAAAAATTGGCTTAATATCGTCCGTCCCTGCACCTACATTAGTCCAAATATTAGCGTCTTCGGTGGCATCGGTCAGCACATAAAACTCCCCACTCGTACTGTTCGCCCATTGTGTTCCTAGGGTTGCATTAGTTGATATGGTTGGGTCGCTGGCAGAAATGGTTGGCCCTGCTGCTGCTGCGGTTACTACACCTGATGCTCTATCTACATTGTCTGCAACTATTCCGCTCATTTTTTAAACTCCTTTAAACTTGTTGGTCTGATGAATTATATCTAGCAACTGTCAGATCACCAACGTCACTTGCATTTGCATCAGAAGCAAAAGTCCACTTATCAATAACATTTTGATTAGCTGAACCAGTAGTCCCACCAGAGCAATAACCAAAAGCAGTAGATGATTGACCACATGGGTAATATCGGGCAACTGTCAGATCACCAACGTCACTTGCGTTCCCGTCACTTGCAAAAGCAAACTTATCTACTATGTTAGAGTTAGCAGAACCATCATAACCACCAGTCGTGTAACCATAATCAGAACTTGATTGACCCGTTGTATTATTTCTCCCATCGGTACTGTCACCTACATCGGTTGCATTACCATCAGATGCAAAAGCAAATTTATCTATGACGTTAGAAGTAGGGCCGTTTCCATTAGACATATACCCATATGTCCCAGAGGAATGACCTCCACCATATCTTCGAGCAACTGTAAGATCACCTACATCAGTTGCATCAGCGTCAGAATCAAAAGTAAACTTATCTATTATGTTCACGTTAGAAGATGTATACCCACCAGAAGTATA